AACCCCAAAGGCCGCAAGCCAAGCCATTTCGGCCAATATTTAAGGGAGCATCCATCAACACCATTAGTATTGGAGAAGATCCTAACTGCTGCATTAGATGATGATGATCCAAGGCAGAAGGATGCCTGGAAGATCGTTGCCAACAAGATAGCACCTGACCTTAAGGCCCAGGAGATAACAGCAGAGGTGGCCACTCACATTGGAGTGATTGCACTGCCACCCAAGCAGCCATTAAATCTTATTGAGCCACCCCCCCCACTTCCCAATAAAAACGATGGGGGGTTAGAGACAAGCCAGAAAAAATTATTAGACCCAGTAAAAGTCTCCCAGGAAAAGGTACCCCCCACTTCGGAAATGGGTCCCCCTAATGGAGTTAATGGTACCAGGGATAAAATATGACAGTAAATGAGCTGGAAGTATTTGTAGAGATTCATGGTGACCCAGGCACATTAAAGGCAGATGGTTTTGATGATTGTATAGTTGGTATAGACAGTAAGCAGCGTTTGGTATATGATATTGACAAGATCGTGGGGTCCTTGGCTCAGGATATGGATTATGAAGATGCTTTGGAGTTTTTTTATTACAATATAGAAGGTGCTTACATGGGTGAGCATACTCCTGTATTTATTCATACTCCCTGATGGAACAGAAGATAATATGGCAGCCACATGCTGGTCCGCAGACTGATGTATTAACCAGGACCGAGTCTGAGATCTTATTTGGTGGGTCCAGGGGTGGTGGCAAGACTGAAGCGATGACAGTATGGATGGTGGAGCCAGATTATGTTTCTAATCCCAGGTACAGGGGATTGGTAATCAGGAGGAATTACGATGATTTGAAGGATTGGATAGACAGGGCCAAGTTCATGTACCGATATATGGGAGTCAAGGTAACGGGGAATCCAGCCCAGTTTGAGTTTCCGTCTGGTGCCAAGATTTGGACAGGTCACTTAAGTAATGAAGATGCCTGGACCAAGTATTTGGGTCAGGAGTATCAGAAGATAGCTATAGAGGAGTTGACACTAATTCCGAATGAATTGGACTATTTAAGGTTGATTTCTTCAGCCAGGAGTACAATTCCAGGCTTAAGCTCCCAGGTTTTTGGTACAACTAACCCAGGAGGTCCTGGTCATGGTTGGGTGAAGGCCAGATTTGTGGATGTTGCCCGAAATAAGACCTATTTTGATAAATCGAGTAGAAAGTCACGGATTTTTGTTCCAAGTAAGGTAACTGATAACCCTACTATCATGCGTGAAGATCCTGGTTATATTGACAGTTTGAAGGCTTTGCCTGATGAATTGCGGAGGGCATGGTTAGATGGTGACTGGGATATTTTTTCAGGTCAGTTTTTTCAAAAATGGAGACATGATGTTCATGTAGTGGAGCCTTTTGAGATTCCGCATGAGTGGTATAAGTACAGATCTATTGATTATGGCTTTGCTGCTCCGTTTGCCTGTGGTTGGTATGCGGTTGATTTCAATGGGAATATCTACTTATATCGTGAGCATTATGAAGCTGGTCAAGAGTTGCATCATCACATTGATAGGATAAGAGAATTGTCAGGACAAGAAAGTTACATGATGACAGTAGGTGATCCAAGTATGTGGATCAGGAACCCTCAGAACACGAACAGGTCTGATGTGGTTGCACCAACGAACATGAGTATTGCCGACATAATGGGTAGGCATGGAATAACCGTAATAAAAGCAAACAATGAAAGAGTCAATGGCTGGAACCTTTGTCGGCAGTACTTAGATCATTCTGAAACCCAGCCACCGAAGTTTAAAGTTTTTAATACCTGTAGTGAGTTTATCAGGACTATTCCAACGCTTGTACACGATAAAAAGCGAGCAGAGGACATGGATACTACTGGTGAGGATCACCATGCAGACCAGATGAGGTACATGTTGCATTATATTGGTAGGCCAAAGAGGGTTGTGCAGCGGCCTTGGCTGCAGAAAGAGTTGGATAAGTTATTGTCTGAAGAGTCAAGCTATGAAGGAGTTAGGGCTTGAGAGTACGAATATTTGACAAGGAATCTTTGAAGTGGAAAACTGAAGAACTTCCAGAGTCCCCAAATCTTATAGATGATAAAATAATGTCTTTATCAGACCTTGATGACCAATTAGGGGATATGGCTGGTGATTTCCACAAGGCTATAGTAGAAATTTTAAATGTCATGTCTGCAATGAATGCAGATGACTATTACTTTTGGTATAACTATTACAATTTTGAATCGGAGAATAATTAAATGTCTAATGAAAATCTAGAAAAATATCAACCCAGTAAGGAAGAAGAAAGGATTATTAAGCGTAGTGAAGCTATGTTTGATATTTGTCATAAGTCCAGGGCCAGCACAACCAAGATATGGCGAGAAGCTGAAAAGCTCTATATGGGTGATCACTGGGGTGGCATGAATATGCCAAATTTTAAGAACCAGATGACTTTGGATTTAATTGCGAGTGCTATAGACACTATGGTCCCAATTCTTTCAAGTCGGCCACCTAGAATTGACATAATTAACATTGGTGATGATGAAGTTTCCGCTAATGCTGCTAAGATACTTCAAAAGCAGGTTGATGAGTTATGGGTAATTAGGGACATGCAGAACCTGATACCTGACTGGCTACTGGATTACCTGGTATATGGCAATGGGATAATGAAGGTTAATTACAGGGAAGATGATCTACCTGATGCTGATGTTGTAGATCCATATGCATTTTTTGTAAATCCTTCCGCTACCAAGTTGGAAAATGCTGAGTATGTTATTTATGCGGCTCCGACTCCATTGTGGCAGATCAGGGAGAAGTATGAGAATGGTAAATATGTTAAATCCCAATCAGAGTTAGAGAAATATGAAGCATTGAAAATAAATGATGTTGAGATTGGTGGAAACAATGTAACCCAGGTTACTGATACTACTGGTGCTGAGACTAATTATTATTCATCTTCAGCCAGGGCAATGCAGGACCTGGAAGAACGGGCCTTGATCATTGAATGTTATGCAAGGGATTATTCAAAGGAATATGTTGAAAATGATGAAGGTATGCAGGAAGAAAAGAATATTTATCCAGGGAATATCAGGCAGACTACTGTTTGTAATGGTGTGTTACTTTATGATGGACCAACCAGGTACCCATTTTTAACAAAAGAAAACCATGTAGCTCATCCTTTCCCGTTTATTGTTCTGAAGAATGGTGGTTCAGCCCATAGCTTTTGGGGGAAACCAGAGCCGAAGAGATTAAAGCCATTGAATTTAGGTTTGGACCGTTTAACGAGTCAGATTATGGACAATGTTCATTTAATGGCCAATCCAATGTTTATTGTTGATGAAACGACAGATGTTGTTGACCAGATTTCCAATAAGCCTGGGAGTGTGATCCGTAAGCGTGGACCAGGTGCTGTAAATATGGTCCAGCCAGCTTCTATGCCAGGGTATGTGTTCAATTTTTATGAAATACTTGTAGATATGTTTGAGACTATCAGTGGTGTGAATAAGGCCACCCAGGGTAAGGCTGATTCAAGCGTAACCAGTGGAGTCCAGGCCCAGATCTATAGACAGGCTTCTACAACAAAGATTGATTTCAAAGCCAGGGCCGTAGATCAGGCCATCCAGACTTTAGGTACAATGTGGATTGCTATGATCCAGAATCTGGGCACTGATGAGCATTCGGTTACTTTAGAGACTGATACAGGCATGTTGGAACAGAAATATGTTGGCACTATGATGCAGGAAATGGATTTTAATGTCAGGGCAAAGGCTGGATCCATGTTACCAGAAAATAAAGAATGGATCGAAAATAAGATCATGCAGCTTATGCAGATGGGGCTTATTACGGATCCGATCTATATACTTGAAAACATTGAACTGCCTGGAAAAGAAAAGTTGATTAATTCAATTATGGAACAACAGGCCCAACAACAGGCTGCTGGTGAACCTATGGGTGATGATGAAATGGCCGAATTGGGGACTGATGAAGATGCTATTATGCAGAAGTTGGAAGGGGCCCCAGATATGATGAATAGGATCCCAGAACAATATAGATCATAAATCTATATAAAAGTCATCACTTTGTATTTGACAACTAATAATTATGTATGATTTTCAACCCTTATTTTGGAGGACTTTATGTCTGAAAATATCTCAGGTGGACTATATAACACTGAAGTAGAAGCTGATGTTGCAGCCAGTCTCGTCTTTGATGATGCTGCTGTAGCTGAACCTGCTGCTGAAGTAGATAGTACACCAAACGGTGAAGAAGCTGCCGTGGAAGTAAACACGCCTCAGGAAACTGAGCAACATGATGAAACTGAAGATGCACCTTCAATTGATGAAGTAGAGATTGATGGTCAGAACCTGTCTTATGATGACATCAGGTTAGCCCTGGATGATTCTAAGAACAGGAGTGAATGGCAAAAGTCAAACACTCAAAAATCTCAGGAAGTCTCTGATATTCGCAAAGCTGTAGAAGCAGAGCGTGATCAGTGGAATTCGATCAGGGAAGACGAAGATCTGATGGATACCCTGAAGGATTACCTGGGACCCGACCATACTCTTTTCAATCAGATTGGAGAGCCAAGCGATGACACTATACAGGACACGAAGGAAACTGTAGTTGACGATAAAATCAATTCCAGGATCCAGGAGCTTGAAGATAAGTTAGAAATGCAGGAAGCCAGTGCCGCAGTGGATAGAGATATCCAGGCCCTGGTCAAGTCTCATCCTGAATTGGATGGGCAGACCGAGGCAGTCCAGGAAGTATTAAAGACTGCTGTAGACAAGGGGATGTCTAATCTGGAAGATGCATTTATTCTAACTAATCATCAAGCAGCTGTTGACAGTGCATTTGCGAAAGCTGTTAAGACACTGGAAGATGCCAAATCCAGCAAATCAATACCTGAAGCTGATGTGAAACATGATGGTGATCGTTCACCTTCAAACACGAAGCCTAAGAATTTTGATGATGCACGGGAAATGGCTCTTAAATACGATCTATATCAATAACAAAATAAAACACACATAAGGAGTTAATTATGGCTTTAGACTATAATAACCTAAGTGCATTGACAAAGGATAAATATATCCCGTTATTGGTTGATAACATCTTCGATTCCAACATCTTAACTCATCGGATGTTAAGAAAATCAAAGGCTTCTGCTGGCGGCAACAAGGTTTTACAACCTCTTGAATACGCCAAAGCTGATGCTAAAGGTTTTTACAGCGGATACGATGTCTTGGACACTAGTCCGACTGAAGTATTCACCGATGCAGCTTATGATTGGGTTCAAGGCTATGCAACGATTTCTATTTCTGGTAAAGAAGAAGCGTTGAATGATGGCCCAGAACGGGTAATCGATCTGTTAGAAGCCAAGGTCAAGAATGCAGAAAAATCTCTCAAAGACATGTTCGGCACACAGCTTTATTCGGACAATGATGGAACATCTTGTTCCACAACAGGTGCATCAACATCAGGATTCCTGGGCCTCCAGGCGATCATTGATAGTGCTGATCCATCTGGTGCGAATATTGGCGGTATTGACCGTGGTGACTATTCCTGGTGGGCTGCTCAAGAGCAAGCTGCAGGATCTAGTACATTTAGTACTGTAGCGTCTTCATCTGGAGCAAATTCCATTGGTCGTGAAATGCGGAAAATGTATGGAGCATGTACTGTAGATAATGATGTACCATCGGTAATTGTAACAACACAAATCGTATTTGATGCTTATGAGGAATCCCTCACTGGCCAGAAGCGATTTGGTGCAAGTGATAAAGCGTTAGCAGATGCTGGTTTTCAGAATCTGATGTATCGTGGAACACCTGTTGTTATCGATGATCATTGTCCTGCTGGGATGATGTTCATGCTGAATGAGAAATATCTGCAATTCAGACACCATCGTAAGAGAAACTTCAAATTTGAAGGTTTTCAGAAACCCGTTAACCAAGATGCAGCGGTAGCTAAGATCTTATGGCTTGGAGCTTTGACTTGTTCAAATCCTTCTCGCCAAGGAAAGATCACTGGCTTACCGACTGGATATTAATAGGAGGATTTAAAATGGCTACTGCACAAGTTGCATCTGACCAGAAAAAATCTGGAATGCTTGGTGAAAGGGATGCTGGAGGTTTTGTATACACTGCTATAGGTGGAATTAATTTCTACACTGGCGAAGGTGTACCAAACCATAAAGCTGTTAAAGGTTCCGTCTATGTGAATGTAAGTACTGGAAAAATGCATACCTGTATTACTGCAGATACTGCTTCTACTGGTGCTTGGGAAATTCTCACAGGAAGTTAAAC